GTTCGTCGTAGGGTTCGAGTCCGTCCCAGCGTTGACGGAGGATGACCACGCACTTGTCGCGCCAGGGTTTGAGGTTCCGGTTGGCCTCGTACATGTGACCGCGCCGAGTGACTGACTTCGATCCCTGGGGGATGGGCGTGCCGTCAATGCGGATCGGGAAGACGGATCTCATAGGGTGCCTGTCTCTGGGTATGAAGAAGCCCCGGTCGTGTTGGCCGGGGCTTGGTTTTCGAGGTATGCGGTTTCGATCTGTTCGAGAACGTCAGGGAGGACGTCTCTGAGGGGTACGGGGTCTGGCATGTCAGGGCTCTCTGATGGTCGAGTAGTGGCCCCAGAACGCGAGATCGGTTTTCCCGGTTTTGCCTCTGCGGTTTTTCGCGACGCCGAAGGAGATCTCGCCTTCGTTGGGTCCGGGGTAGACGCGGTGGAGGAGGATGACGACGTCTGCGTCTTGTTCGATGGCGCCGGATTCGCGGAGGTCGGAGATCATGGGGCGTTGGTCTTCGCGTTGGGTGGATCCTCGGTTGAGCTGGGAGAGGAGGATGACGGGGACTTGGTGCTCCATGGCGAGGATTTTGAGTTCGCGGGACATGGCGGCGACGTATTCGTGTCGTGGGCGTTTGTCGCCTGGTGGCGGGTTGAGGAGTTGGAGGTAGTCCACGACGATGCCCGCCAACGGCCTCCTGCGGCCCACTGAGCGCACGAAACGCTTGATGTCGGTGATAGTGGCACCGGCGTTGTCTAAGACCGCGAGAGGGCGTCCTGGTTGCTCACGGACCCATTCCCCGATCCGGACCCACTGGTCGTCATGGATGTTCCGGTTCACGAGGTTGCCCATGTTGATCTTCAGCTCCGAGGAGATGAGTCGCTGGTTGAGGTCGTCACGGGACATTTCGAGGCTGATGAACGCCACGGACCCGTGGTGGAGCATCGCCTGAGCACACTGCATGCCGACCACGGACTTCCCAACTCCTGGCCTCGCGCCGATGACGTACACGGCTCCGGGCATGAAGCCGGTGATGATCTCGTTGAGTGAGGGCCAGGGTGTGGGGATCGCGTTGATGGGCGCGTCCAGGGCGTCAATGGTCTCTTCGATGGTGTCGCCAATGAACGTGACTGGTTGTTGGCGGGCGGTGGATTGAGCTCGGTCAACCTCCTTCCGGGCGGCCTCCACGATTTCGGGCATATCGCCGCCGGTGTTGACCATTTCGGTGATCCTCGCGGCAGCGTTGGTGAGTCGTCTCCCGGTGGCTGCGTCGGCGACGATCCCGGCGTAGTAGTCCGCGTTCGCCTCCGTGGGCGTGTTGGCAACGGCTTGGTGCAGGAGCGTGGGGTCGAAGCGTTCACCGGCGGCCTGCATCTCACCCATGACGGTGACAACGTCTACGGGCTTCCCGGCGGTGTGCATGTTCTGCGCGGTGCGGTGAATGGTCTCGTAGACGGGATGGCGGTAGTCGGCGGGGTTGAAGTCGAGATCCTTGAGGATGGAGCCGTTGGAGAGGAGGACGGCGCCGAGGAGGGATTGTTCGGCGTAGTCGAGGTCTACGGCCATGGTGGTGTCCTTTCTCAGTCCCAGATGGATGACTGTTGGGCGGGTTGTGGTTTGGCTTTGCGGAGCCAGGTGGAGAAGGCGGCGTTCCATGAGGCGCATCTTCTGTCGTGGGTTTCAGCGTGGCCTTTAAATGATGTTGCTTCTGCTTCGAGGTTCAGGTGGTTTTTGTTGGCGTAGTCCCAGTGGGCTTTAGTTGGTGCCCATGTATTTGGGATTGGTATTGATGGCTTCCGCCGTGGCGTCGCGTCGCCTGCCTGGTCCTCGTTGGCGGTGGGAGGGTTTTCGCTGGGAGTGGGGGGACGACACTCTTCGTTAGAAGAGTGTGTAGCTGTAGCAGTAGCTGTGTGTAGGGGGAAGGCTTGGGGGAAGGCTTGGGGTAAAGCTTCCCCCAAGCCTTGGGGGACGGCTTGGGGGTAACCGGCTGTCAGCAGGTCATCCATGTCGTCGCCGTCGAGCTTCAACAATGACCTGACGCGCTCTTGTTTGAAGCCTGCCCAGTCGGGGTATTCGGAGAATAGTCGGCGTAGTTCGTGGACGATTACTTTCTGAATCCCTTTGGACGCGATCGCGGCGAAGTCATTAGCCATCGACACAGCAACTTTGGGGTTCTTCAGTAACCCGTCATGGCGGAGGAATGACCTGAGGACCACCTCGTCGGTGTCGGGGTCAACGAAGATGAATCGGGCCTGCTGAAGACCTGCCCCGGCTGCCATGATGGTGTCAGCGTCGATCCCTGCCGCCATGAATGCCAGCCGCTTGGGGATCCAGTTCGTGACCCCGGCGTAGGACAGGCTGGGGTGAGTCAGCAGCAGCTCGTACAGCCATTGCTCAATCGGACCCAGTTGCCGCCAGTCCTGTGACGCCCAGATCGCCGTCTGGATGTTCGCTCTGTCGCGTG